TCTTCTTCTATAATATTTCTAATGTCTTCAATGCTCCTTTGATTTACTTCAAAACCTAAGTGAGTAAACATTCTAGGATATGCAACAAGTTTTACAAAAATTTGTTCTGCTTCATTTAAAAGCCAATCAATCTCTTGTATTCTTAAATTTCTGTTTTTTTGACTATCAACCTTATTGAATTTCATTTTCAAGTCATAGTGCATATCCTGTACAAGCATTATTTAGTAGTTTTTTCTTTGATTAAAAGATAAAATTCTTGATTCTTATCATCCATAAAGTACTTCACAACTTCTTCTTCATCCATACCTAATACAGAGTCTAAATACTTAATGTTGTGTCCATCTTTTCTAAGTATACCTTTATCTATAGCTTCATACACTAAAGCTAAAGTAGCTATCTCTTTTTTATTCCTATTGATAGTTTTTAAAACTAATGCAGGATTTTTGTCTATAAGCTCTCTTATCTTAACTGTAATAAAATCAGGAGATTGATTCTTCATATTCCCTCCTGTAAGAACTTTAATAAGTTGTATCTTTCTTTCTGGAGCTAATTTAGAACACTCAATAATAGCAGTATCACTTAATTCTACTTTAGATGCTTTAGCTTCTGCTTCTTCTGATTCATCATGTATGAAGTGTGTAGCATCTGGATATAATCCTTCATTCCATTCTTTTTTAGAGTTTGCTACATATCTACTCCCTTTCATGATCCCAATTTTCACTCTATCTAAAGGTAAAGCTTTATTAAAGAACATTGTTTTATTCTCTAATTTAACTCTAGCTGTTTTAGTCCCCCAAAATGGGTGAGGCACTTCTGGATCATAGTGTAAAGATAGATCATATCTCACTTTTTTGTCTTTAAAGAACTTACGGTCTTGGTCTGAAAAGTCTACTGCATACTCCATTTTTTCTACATCTGCCAAAGCTTCAATAGTTTGCGGTTGCATAAAAGACTCCTTACCTGTTTTTCTGTGCCATTTTTCTCTGTCCAATGGTCTTACTTCTACTCTGCTTGTCATACTCTGTAATTTAAGTTTACTAGCAAAGATATAATAAAAAAGTCTTACCAAACAAATGATAAGACTTTTTTGTTAAAATTAAACTTAAATCAATTTCTAGACAAAATTAACTCCCCACATTTTGTGACATCGTGAATGTGAGTACCACGAGTTTCTCCAACATGCATTTCATAGTAGTCTCCTGCATGAGCAGAACTACCTGCTTTTTTAGGTCCATAAGGTCCATACATTCCTTCTACATAAGTAAAAGCGTATGAGTCTTTTTTCTTCATTACTTTGATGTTGTTAGACTTAGCTCCTTTATCACCTGAAAAATCTAAGAAGGTAATTCTTTGAGATTCAATTGGAAATCCTGTTACAGGATCAATTTCAAAATTGATTTCTCTATCATCATATAATGGATTGTGAATAAGCTCTAAAGAACTACCATTAGCCATGTTGTATTTTACAAACTGATACCCAGCTTCTATTGCATTAGTGTGCAAATCAGACTGTACTTTATTGGTGTACACTTCAACATTTTTGATGAATCCTGATTTGTTTTGCCAATCTTGTATAGCTCTGTGGAATTGTAGCATTCCATACTCTCCAGTAAACCCTTTAATTTGTCTACCTTTTCCTGGCTTAGTTCTGCCATAGAAAATATCCATTAAATATTCTTCAATTAACTTTGCAGTTAAGTGAGAGTATCTGTGGATATGAGAATCTTCTAATTGCTCTTGAATACCAGGTCCCATTCTTACAGGTCTACCATTAGAACCTATAACAGTATCTGCACTTCTAGAGTACCAATGTCCTCTTTCAAGTTCACCATACCATTGTTGCCAGTATTCTACTTCTGCATATCTCATCCAAGAGTCATGTAATTTACCTTTTGAATCTGGAATCTTACAAGCTAAAACTTCTGTTGAAGCATAGTCAGTAATTCTGTATTCTTTACGGTATTTAGACATCTTGTTTCTGAAAGCAATTGGCATACTGAAAACAGTAGAACCTGATTGCTCAGCAGCTTCCTCATATTGAGAGAAGAGTTTACCCCATTGCTGTCCTGGAGTTAAGTACTTAGAAGGGATGAAGTCATCTGGATTATCAGAATTCATTCTCACCATATACACTGTACCATCACCATCAGTTTTTCCTTGAGACTGTACACGAACTTGGTACTTTTTATTAGATGTACCTGGATGCAAAACATCCCCTGGTAAATACCAGTTTTCATCTAATTTTATTGAAAAAATTTGTCTATACTTTCCTGCTGTGTTACCAGAGTGCATAGTTTCTACAACTACTAGTGGTCTAGTATTTGCATTTTTTAGTTCCCATTCCCATTCTGTATTTCCAATTGTTTCTTCTGCCATACCCACCAACATTGAAGAGAAGGGATTGTTTGAATAATAATTCTGAGCAGAAAACAATGTGTCCATAACAGTAGAGAATTTGTGTGGAGCTGCCATGAGACCTTTCCCTAAATGAGATTGTTCTGTCATGTTAGCATTCCATTCCATCTCCTTAATTCGGAGCTTGTTTCCTAGTGTTGCCATTGATTTACTTATTTATGTTAACTTGTTAATATTTAATCTATCATCTCCCAGATAGGCTTTTTAGTTTTGCTACCAAGACTTCTACCTTTTCTAGGAGGTTCTTCATTTCTTAGGTTTCTTCTTTTCTTTTTGGCATCTTTTGATAATGCTTTCTTTTCGATAAAAGAGAAATTAAAATCATCTCTTAAAACTTTAGATAAAAGAACTAATTTACCTTTATCTCCCATTGTTTTAAAAAGGTCTGCTTGAAGTTGACTAATCTTTCTTCCATCCTGTAACTCTACAGCAGGTTCAGATATATATTTAGGCAACTCTTTTTTATCTATGGGAGCAATTTTGAGAGTGTTGATCTCTTTTGTATCATTCAGAAAGTCATTTAAGTCTTTTTTAAACTTTCTGGCTTGAGCTTTTTTATCTTTATTGCTATCTTCAATAGCTTTCAACTCTAAATCACTTTGCTCTTTTTGTTTAGAGATAATCTTATCATAAGATTTTTCTCCTATTTCTTTAAGCTTTCCACTATCTTTAAGAACTTTGATGTGAGTCTTAATGTATTCATCATCATAACCTTGGAGTTTTAAATCTTGTTCTACAGAAGCTTTTTGAGTCTCTTCCATACTTATGTCAGAGTCTTTATTTACTCCTGAACTTAAAGTAGTAGACAAGTTTTTAAGATACTGTTTTGGATCTCCTCCTTTAGATGTAAAACGAATTAAATTTTTAACTTCTTCTGGAAGCTCTTGCATAGACTCTTTAATACCTTTTTCTACAGAAAATTCCCAAGCATCTTCTAATAAATCTTCAGAGTTCTCATCTGTAATATCTATATCATTACCTTCTTCATCTTGTAAATCTAAAAAACCTTTTTTCTTTAAGTAATTTAAAGTAGTAGCTGATTCAGAGCCAGATTTAGTAGAGCCTTCTTTTTTCTTCTCAGAATCTTCTTCTTCTTCTCCCTCCTCTTCTTCTTCTGGAAAGAAATCTACTTCTTCTTCATCTTCCTTTTTGTTATCTTTGGTTTCTTTTTTTTCAGGAGTTTTGGGGCTTTTTTTGTCTTTGGAATCATCTTCTTCTTTTTTCTTTTTTTCTTCCTCTTCTTTTGCAATTTCTTGCTCTTTTTCTAAAGGATCTGCTATGTCAGCTTCTCCAAAGAAATCCTCTGAGTTTGTTTCAAACCCATCAAAATTGTCAATTGTTTCTGTTTCTTTATTCATGTTAGTACAAATTTAAGTTTAATTATTAATTAATTGTAAGAGCTCCTCTTTAATTTAGAAAGAAATCTGTAATAGCTTTATTGTTTAATTTTCTGTGATCTACTGTTAATTTCCTTTCTTTTTAAGTCATTAATCTCTTTATCATTCTGAATCTTATGTGATAATTCTAAATCTTTTCTATTCTGTTCTTTCATTTGAATATTAGCCTCTACTCCATTCTTGGCTACTTCTAAAACATCTAGCTGACCATCATTATCTGTATCTTTATTTTCATTGAATCCCATAGCAAGAATAGCTTGCTTCTGAACATCAGTTTTTCTTTTCTCAGCTTCTTTAAGAATAACAATTTCTTTCTCTTGTTCATGGTCTTTATCAGCTCTTTCATCTCTCATCTTCTCAAGATCTTTCTCATTTTTTCTGTCTGACTCTGCTTTATCATTTTCTCTTTCCAACCTTCTTTCTTCTGCTATTTCTAATTCTTCTTGAGCTTCAGTTATGCTTTCATGTTTAAGAACTTTCAATACATCAGATAATTCCACTTTCTGATTCTGCATAGCAGCATGAGCAAGTTGTCTTATATTCTGTTTAGCATCTTCTGCAATAGAACTGTCTTCAATAAATAATCCTAGAGTTTCGTTATCTAGCATATCTCTATCAATTTTTAACATCTCTACAGACATATCATCTAACACAAAATTAATTGTATCAGGAGCATCATCTCTACTATAAGCTATTCTGGCTTTATCTATTAAAGCTTGCATAACATTTAACTTAACATGAGAGTGCATATTAAAATAAGGCTCAAGCATGTGCCCTGTTTGTACTAAGTTTTGTTGATTGTTTGCAACCTTTTCAGAAGTAGAAGTTTGCCCTAAAACAGGATCTGTAACCCCTACAGATTTACCACATTTTTGTTCTATGTACTCTAATAATTCTACATACTTTCCGATATCAGAAGCTACAGACATATCTAAAGACTTAGCAATAGTGTTAACATCTTGTCCTGTCATTCCTTCTTCATCTGGATTATACCACATAAAAGGAGTAGACTTAAAGTAGTACTGCCATTTTTCTATATCAATACCAGACTCTGATGGAATAGCATTTATATTCATTAAAATCTTTTTACCATCATCAGAAGCTAACAACAATTCTAATCTGTACCATACAATGTTGTAATAGTATTGATATACCTTCATTCTATCCATTATAGAAGTAGGAACAGAGTTAGTGTTATCATATATAGCTCCGTAATAAGAAAGATTTGATTTTCTCAAGTTATTTTCATCTTTAGTTTGCCCTTTTACAGGACCTATATCTTTATAGATGTTTTTACCTAACTTCCAGATTTCATAAGTTTCTGGAATCCATTCCCATTCAATGTAAATATCTCCGTTATCCTTGTCTAATTTATATTGTTCATCTACTAGAAATTTAGTAAAAGTTTCTCCTGTTTCTTGGTCTATGTAATCTAACCAGCCTACTTTTCTTAATCCTTTAAACTGTATGTGTTTAGCAGGAATAGTAGATTGATCTTCGTAGTAGGAATCTTGAGAGTCTGCAAAAAATTCTCCAGTATTTAATTCTTGAACTCTGTGTCTATAATCTTGGTAAATTTCATCAATTTCAGTGTTTGTAAGTTTAAAGGATTGTACAATTTGAGAAGGTGTCATTCTGTATTCTGCTAGTGCCCAGTCTCCTTCTTCTATAAATTCTAAATCTGGGGAAGTGTCACAGCTAAACCTCATAGGATTTACTGTTTTAACTATAGGTTTATTATTTACAATTCCTACCCAATAAATTTCATAAGCAGATAATAGTGCATGCTTCCATCCATCATTAAATTTTTTATCTAATTTAAGTTGTTTCTTTAAGTACTCTAAAATTTGATGTCCTTGTACTTCAGCAGGGTCTTGATGCTTTCTTCGCATATATTTTTTAACCTTGTCTGGAGTATTTTGTTTTACTTCTTCTTCAATCTTTTGTTGAATCTCTTGAATTTCAGTGGGATTTACTTCCCTTCCTTGAGCTTCTACCATGTGTTTAGCTTCTGCTTCTGCTCTGATTGGAGCCATAACCATATCTAAAACATACTCTTTACTTCTTCTAAAATGCTCTTGTTCTCTCCTTGTAGTAGCTTCTGGGTTTACAGCTAATAGTTTATAGCCATAAGGTCTTTTCATTTCCATACCCATAAGAGCTTTAATTCTGTAAGAACTAATATCTCTATTTACCATTTCAGCAGGAAGCTCTCCTTGCTCTGCTCCAAAAGGTTGACAAACATATTCAAAATCTGCTAAGTTTAGGACATTATTAAATAAGTCATAATTGACTTTCATTCTCCTTTGTTCATTAGTATCATTAGCTTCTCCAGACCTTAAAGAATGATGCTCTATTTCGTATAAATCTGCTTTTTCTTTATACCAACGGAAATCATCTTTTTCTTTCTGTTTTCTAGTTAGTCTTTCATTGTCTCTATGTTGAAGTCTATCAGCCATTTTGTTGTAGTATATTTACAAAAGTAGTTAATTAAAATTTTTAACTAGTCCTCTATTTCTATTTTTATTATACATTTTATGTTGCATTGCTAAAAGTTGATTAATTTTAGTTTTAGAAGAAGACTTAATATTGTATTCTTTGTCAACCATATCTTCTTCATCTTGAAACATAACTTGCATCAATGCCATCACTCTATCAAAGTTACCTTTTCTATTGTAATTTATAAGCTCTTCTAATAGACCTACAGAATAAATCTTATCTATAACTCTAACAGGATCTTCATTTTCATCAAAATCTATTGTAGAAAGTAACCAAGTTTTAATATATTTTTCTCCTGCATCTTTCATCTTATCATTCATGTGGCAACCATAGACTCTAGCTACCCTTGAGTTTTTTATGTTTTTAGAGATAACAGCATTAGGTTGTGCAGCTAAATAATGTAATTCTTTCCTCTTTCTAAAATAATCTTTTACATGAGTTACTTCATTTTCATACATTATCTGAGTGTTATATAACATAGCAAATAGTTTAGCTATGTATGTAACATCATCAGCTTCTCCTGGTCTTCCTATATATTCAGCCACGATTTGCATTTTTGTGTGCTCCCCTTTTATTATAGGTTTGTACACAATTATAGAAGCTAAAGAAGTTCCCTTATCTTGTCTGTATGGATCATAACCAATTTTATATGCACTTTTAGGAGGGTCAAACATTGGGTACTCATATATAACAGGACATCCTGCTAGAGAGATACTTTCAGGTTTCATTCTGTAAATAGGGTTAGCAGTACCATCTAAAATAGGTTCTGCTTTAACTCTATTTGTTTCCGAATCATAAAACATATTCACAGGAGTTCCCATAACTTCCTGTAACTTCTTACCTTTTACAAT